AAGCTTTTATAATCCCCTTTATTATATGCATCTATATTATAATTAATAAGCATAATAGATTTACGCATTAAATTAAAGGAACATCAGATTAAGAGAGCAAAATTTAAATGATAATTAGTTAAAGTAAAATCAGAATCTAGAATATTTACATTAATAGTTAAATCAGTATTAAATAAATCAATAAAACACAATAAAAGTACAGGTAAAATGCATCAGAAAACAGGTAAAAAGGGTGATAATATATGTTTTAAAGTACTTAATAAACCAAAATAGGGTGTAGTTATTAAAGGTAAAACTCATCTAAATGGAGGTAAAACTCCTCTAAATAGAGGTAAAACAAAAGAAACCCCTGCGTGTGTAATAAGATCTTTATATGTCCCAGTTTGCCCTCCTTCTCTGTTAATGTTAAGCTTAAAATTGGGATTACTTTTAAGAGCTTCAAGGTATATATTATTTTTAACCATTATTGCCATTTCAATCTTACCTTGTAATTCTAGCCTAGTATATTTTACATTTTCAGGTAATTCAGGTAATTCCAATCATTCTTGAATCTGTTTTCTCATTTGTTCATTATGGCTAATCAAAAGACTAAACTCTAAATCGCTTAAATGTTGGTTATCATCATATCTGTTTAATAGACGTATATAATTAGCACCTGCTTCTTTAGTGAGCACTAAAACACTTTGTAACGGCAAGCTAGTAAATGCGTGTGGTTTAGGTGGGTTATGTAAATCTAAACATAGGTTAGACACAAATCAATCTTTAAAGCTTCTGAAATAATCACTAAATAGTTGAGGGACAGCTCATGTATAACCATATATAGCTTTACCTTTTACAAGTAGTGTCTTTCATAGAGAAAGTAAGAAACTTGTTTTTTTTGAATCTTCTAGTTTAACATAGCGTGGTAAGGCTACAATAGTATTCCAGTCCACCATGAGCAGTAATAAACCGACCAAAAAGAATAATGGGGCAGAAAAGATGCAACATAGACCGATTTGTGTGATTTTAACGTCCTTAGACAAGATTAAGAATATTTTGTTTGTCATATTGGGTTTGGGCGTCCATTCTCTGGGTTTCCGCAGTACATATTTTAAGGTTCTCACCCGCTCCTGCCCATCTTGAATTCACTATAGTATGCAGGAATTGCTGTTCACTACTATGACATAACTACCTATAAATATTACCTATAAAAGGCACCTTCTAAATAAGTAGCCACTGACTCCCATTACCAATACGTATGGGTCCTTCAGGATTTTGTTTTAATATACCAACGATCAGGAAGAGATTCTTGTCCTATAGTGTTAACAGTATTACTTTGTTATTTATAACCCGTAAACTCTTATTACCAGGCTTTGGCCGCTGAAAGAATAATAATATTATTCTACTTCCCGCCAAAGCGAAACCTGTAATGAGTAGTAATTAGTGGAAAGGGGATAACATATCTAAAGGGCTCTGGCCAATAAGTTATCCTCCCTCACTTTGGTGGTGAAAACAAGGACCCTACGGAGTCTATATAATATTATCCTAAAGTAAGTATAGGACAATTATTACCAGGCTTTGTCCGCTAAAATAATAATTACTAGCTATATCACATTATTATTAATTTAAACGCTGAGGCGAGAAAATATATTATAAATTAATTAAATAAACCCGACCCAGGGAGAGGGATATATATTATAAAGTAACTTTACAGATTTAGATTGTCTTTAGCTCTGATGAGGATAGAATTTAGAATTTTATCCTGAACCTAACACCTTAAATTAAGTTAATGTTATATCTGTTTTTATTTTAAATAATAAAATATAAATCTGGAATTTTATATCGTTTGGCTTCATTATTAGAGAAAAAAACCCCCAAAAACGTTCACTACTGCAACGAAAAGGAGAGTTCAAATCCTAATAAAAAGATAAAAGTGGGCTTTAATCAAATATATAATCTTCTCCCAGTAATTGCTGTACAAATATAATAATTTTGGGACCGTAGCCAAAGTTTATAATTATAAAACAATTTTCCCCTTCCCTAATAAAAAAAGAGGGATTTGTTATACTATTTTTTAATTTTAATAACAAGTTAACAGTAATCTAACTGTTATTTTACAAAAGCTCTATAAATTCTGCCTATAGCATAACTACAAAACTAAAGCCGTAACCTATACCCTAAACACTACCCCCGAAGGGGTGGGTATAAACCTATGATAACTATTTTTCATAAAATAAATAACCTTTAAAGGGTTTTCCGGTATTTAAGTATTTAGTTATTGTATTCCTATTTATTTTATTATTTATACCATCTAAATAAGATACTACGGCTAAAATATTAGGAAAATACTGTATATTACCCGTAGTAACTTCTTTTATTGTAACTGGTTTGCTTTTTGTATAACGTTTACCTGAAAAAGTCATACTTTTATTTTTTAGCATTTGTTTTTCAGCAATTAAACTATTCAGCTCAATAAGATTTAAAGATGAATTTTTAGCATCCTCTATTAAAGTATCTGTAACCCTAAAGAAATTTAAATAATTGTTTTCTTGTTCTAGACACTTTTTAAAGGTTGCATAGTGAATTCCTAAATCCTCTTGCAATTTACTAAAAGAACTGCAAGAATAGAACAAAATTTTCCCTTCCAAGTCATATAAATAAACATTGTGTGGTCGTAGAGCTCTAAGTTGTACTGTTCTTTGAGTATTAAGATCAAATTTTTTATTTAGTAGATGATATTGCTCTAAGAATAAGTAAGAATCTGAAGAAAACTCAGTTGGTATGATAAAAATTTCCAAACTAAAAGCCCCTATACCTTGTTTTCTAAGTATAGGTAGCATTAATCCAGAATTATACCTTGGATTATCTCCATGTCTAAAATAATTAAATAGTCTATAAGATAGGTTATTACTAGAGCCTACATATTTGCTACCACTTTCCAAATGTGTAAAGACATAAACCCCACTTTTTTGAGACCTTTGCCTTCCAACTAAATCAATAAATGCACGGGTAGTTTCGTCATTAAGAGGCAAGTCAAATTTTACACCAGGAATACCTTTTAATTTATCAAGTTCCTCTTGGGTAATGAAAACTTGTTGATTAACCAGTATTTTATTTATTACTTCACTGGTAATCTCCTCATAATTATCGAAAAGTTGAAAAGGCGAATAAGTCCCATAAAGACGCTGACGATTGCAAATAGAAACAGGAAAAGACGAAGGTAAATGTAAAGGTGAAGCACATAACACAGGGAAATTAGAAAACCCCGCTCGCTTGAGGCTCGCTAGGGGCTCGCTTGAGGCTCGCTTGGGGCGAGTAAAAAAACTCAATTTAATATTTGTTGTTTTCATTACTGTTCGTTTAATCAACCCAAAAACTTTACTAGCGAAACCGATTCAACAACAATGGGCATACTCGAGTGAAGTATACCACAAATTTCTGAACATTGCGGATTATCTCTACGTTTATTTAATGTAATTGATAAATCTTTATTACTATACCAGTAAAATAAAATATAACTATTATCTAGTTATTTATGAGAAAAATAATAGTCTTTATATCTTTTATCGTTTTTTAAATGAAGATATAAAGCTTTTCTATCTAATTTGATATTTAAAGTATCAAAGTATTTAATTGTATCCGTAATACTTTCAAATTCTTTCTCAAAATTTTCTCCTTTTACTAATACAGGTTTATTTTTTCTATTTACTTTTAAGGAATCTAAGTCTGTATCTACTATTAATTTTGTATATTCATCAATAATTAATCCTACTTGTTCAAAATTATCCGGTAAAATCTTATCTGAATATTTACATAAGAAATTATGAAACACTTTTTCATTTTTGATATATTTAGTAAGAGTGGCTCTTTTAATCGTTAAACCTAATTCTCTTAAATATACAATACAAGATGTTAATGAATCAAAATTTAAAGTTTGGCCTATAGAATCTGAATTTACAAAGGTATTTCCTACCGATATATTGCTTGTTAAAGCAGTAGGTATATAATAGCTTAATAGTAAGAATTTATTAAGATATGGTATTTTAGAATCTACATACTTTTTACTCGTTTTAGTATGTATTTTTAATACTCTTTTTAATTCAATATTAGATTTCGCATGATAATAAAGAGTACTACATGTTAAATCATAAACATATACAGGATCACCTTTTGAAGATCCTGCATTAACAACTCTTAATGTATTCAAGTTAAATTCTTTATTTAATAAATAATACTGTTCTAATATTAAAGCGTCTTGATTACTAAATATATTACTATCTAATTTAAATATTATTAATTTAAAAGCTTTTAGCCCTTCTTTATGAAGTAAAGGTAACAATTTACCAACTAAAGGAAAATCTCCTTTAAAATAGTAATCCATTCTACGTCTTAATAAATTAGATGAACCTACGTATTTATGGCCTGTATTATTATGTATAAAGATATATACACCAGAGAAACCTTTATATTTAGATTTACCTGTTAATTCAGCTAAAAGTTGAATATTTTCCGGTGTAGGTATAGGAAGATCCAATTCAACACCTTTTACTTTTAATAATTTGTCTAATTTAGGGTCAGTAACTGATAAATTTTGATTTAATAATATTTTATTAATAGTGGATCAAGTAGTAGGTTTTTCACTATTGATATGCTCTAACGCTAAAGACTCTGGCTTATTTGCCAAAGGTATACTTGAACTAAAAGATCTACTTGAATTAAAATATCTAGTTAAAGAGATAACACCTATAGAACCTAATCCAATACGTTTATCCAATATGAAGTGATTATTAAAAACACTTTTACTAATTGTATCACGAAAGACTACAATAGTCTTTCGTGTGAAAGACAAGTGCTTCATTTTTTTTTTAAGATTTTATTTTTACATTAAAATAAGTTTAGCAAACTTGTAGAGATCCCTAAATATAATTAACAAATTAATATATATCTATTTAACAAAAAACATAAAGAATACTTATATTTTTCTGCACCTTTTCAGGTGGGGCCTGACTATATCTTAAGCATTATTAACACTAATAACACCAATCAACGTTTAGTCGATGAACTGCATACCAAATATTTTATACTTGGCACTTGGCTGCGGATTGCCCATTGAATAATAAATCTTGATTTTACCGTACCACGAGTCATTACCTGTGCCATAAGTTATGTTACCATACTTACTTGGTTAAGATTCCTTTAGGGGTTTCCCGCAATTTGATGATTTATAACCATAGGTTCACTACAGTTTTGGCCATTGTTCAATAAGACCATAGAATGTACCTAATCTATTAATTAAAACAGAAAATTGATTTAATCTACCTGGATCGTGCTACAACTTTACCCTTAATAGTAATAAGGCCAAGGCTGTTGTAGTAACTTTAATCTAGGGTTACTTTATAGACAGATAAGCCTATCTACTTGATTTCTCCCTAAAACCGGTTTCCCGGCGACTAGAGTACACCTTACAACTATAAAAGTTGAAGAACCGTCTACTCGTTGCTCTTTTACAGACACTGTCTGATTTAGATCCGCGATCACCCATTTCCATTACTATCATCTCTAGTGATGTTACCTTACCCTGAATCATTAATCAGGCCGATCTCCTAGTTTCCGAGGAGACTTTGGTTACTAGAGCTTTAGGGCTTCCCCGGAGTTTGGCTCTTTATTGCACAATTAATAAGTAGCCTACACTTATTTTTTTTTATGCATCACATTTTATACCTAAAGCAGGAATAGCAAATGAATGAATTACCGAAAGTTTACTTTTCCATGATCTAAATATTTGTTTATTCTTATATTACTTTGTTGGCACTCTCTTGGTTATGGGCTGGTAATCACCAAATATTTCTAATTTGGTAATGTTTAGCTTGTACCAGTATAGTAAGTGTAACCTAAATAAGACTCGTTGGTATTTAAACAACTAGCTATTTTATTACGGTTAGCCTTAATATCTATGCTATCAAAGTATTTAACTAATGATGTTATGCTAGGAAAATTGTATGTTACTCCTGTAACATCTTGTTTAATATAGATTGATTTACTGTTTTTCAAAGAAAAATCATTTTTTAGAAATAAAGATCTTTTATCCGAAATAAGCTTAGATAACTCTTCTAAAGATAAACCAGCTTTTTTTGCATCTGGTTTTAGTTGATCTGTAATTATAAAATAATCTAGATAAAGTGATCCGTTTTTTATACATTTTGTAACAGTAGTATGATGTACACCTAAATCAGCTCTCAATCCATTTAAAGAAGTTGCAGTGTAATATAAAATCTTACCTTCAAGATCATATAAATAAACAGTATTTCCTTGATTAACTCTAAAATTAACAACTCTTTGAGTATTTAAGTTAAAATTACTATCTAATAAGTGATATTGTTCCAAAAACAAAAAGTTATAGTCTGAGCTTAATTCCTCCGGCATAACAAATACTTCCAAATTAAAAGCAGAAAACCCTTCTTTTTTAATCAAAGGAAGCAATAAACCATATTCCTTATAAAATAAGGGGTTAGGATTAAAATATTGCTCTAATCTTCTTGAAAGACTATTACTTGACCCCACATATTTTCTACCAGTTGCTAAGTGTGTAAAAATATATATACCGGCCTTAGGTCTTCTGCTTTTAGGTTTACCTACTAAACCATATAAAGCTGGAAATGTTTGACTATTAAAGGGTAAGTCAAAAGTTACACCCTTAATATTTAACAATATATTCAGTTCCTTTTGTGTAATAGAAACACCTTGATTAGCTAGTACTTTATTAATTACTTCACTTGTGATACGACTCTGGTTATTTTTCGAATAAAACCGACAACCATTATATATAATGGGTAGAGTTCTTGTTATTCTAAACAGAATACTGTATTTAAGGGCAGAAACTAGATTACGTGGTCTTGGGTAGCCAGAACATTTATTTACCACTAGTAAAGCAAAAGAACATTTAATCGAGAGCTTACTTTACCATGATCTAAAATCCAGTTTCATTTTATTCAAAAAACTGTACCCAAATGTACCACTGCCAAGTAATATAAGCATTTGCCCCGTCATATTGACAAAGAAATAGTTAAAATATTTAGATTTTAGGTATAGATATAAACCCAACGACCTGTTACCAGGTCGACTAGAGTATACCTTAATCTATAATAGTTGAGTGTAACCCTCTTTTTACTATTATAGACCACTACCGTCTACTCGTTGCTCTTTTACAACCTAATACACCATAATGATGATGTAGCCTAGCAATCTTTCTTTGCTGCTGTAGCGTGAGTTACAAGATTGTAGGATAACCAAATAAGGTAACTAGGTGATTTAGATCCGCGATTGCCCATTATACTTTCATATATCTTCTGGGTTGTTACCCTACCTGAGTAATTAGTTCAGCCACCTATAACCTTTCGATTATGGCTTGGTACCAGAAGCTTTAGGGTGTCCCCGGAATTTGATAGTGTATAGACGTTAAGAGGTACTTGCTAAAGGTCCTCAGTTCATCTGCAGCCGTAAGAATAAATCTAGTGTGTGTTATTTCAGGTAGTATAACTCTATTATCAACTTCTAGCATTCTTAAAGCTCCTTTTTCTAAATCAGATTCAGGTACTAAATAAGAATCAAACTCTACAAAATCTCCATCACTATTTAAAAAATCTGGGTATTCATAACTTCAATATCATTGATGAACCTTTTTATTATTATGTATATAGCATTATTTTTAATTATATTAAGCATTTTAGTACAATTAACTAATTTTTATTGAAAGTTATTTAATATAAAATACTATATATCCCTATAACATGGAGTACAAATTTTCCTAAAACATTTAGAACATTCTCTAAATGTATTTATTTGACGACCCTCCGCATTACTTAATGTGTGCGATCGTCTATCTAAATTATCATTTATAGGATTATAATCTGTGGTTCCATCATCACAAAGAATTTCGCGAGTATTTATTAGATTATCTCTTGCATGATATCTAACTCTATAATCATGCTCACAAATCTTTGAAGATTTAACTAACTCACTAATTGAACCACCCCCAGATGTGTTGCTACTGTCTCCAATTGTAGAATGATGGATATAAATATCAAACTCTACAAAATCTCCATCACTATCTAAAAAATCTGGGTATTCATAACTTCAATACCATTGATGAACCTTTTTATTATCTATATACATTAAAAAAAGCCGACTGTACATTAAGCATCAAATAAATTGACACCCACAAGTGCCCCAGTCTGTTGCAATAAATAAAATTTACTGATAGTCTTGTGTTTTTAGCTATTACCCCCTACTCACTAGGGGCGTAAAAACAAATGAACTATTTTCACTCGTGTCGCCAAAGAAAAAGTTTATTAGCCCCAATCCACAGGACCGCTGAAAAACCCGCAGCGGAGCCTCTTTTTCTTAGAGAATCTCGGCAGAATCTCAGAATTAAATTCATAGCATCTTCGTATTAAAAACAAAAACCGCTTTTTGTAATTCACGACTATCATATATATGTTGAGCTAGCTCAGTAAAATTTGTATAATATATCCTCCCCCCCCAGCAAGCTTGCTGGGGGGAAGAGCGTGACTTAATAACAAGTACCCGTCTTGCACATATACGGTGGGTTAGACCGCCGCCTTATGCTCGAAAATTATAGTCCTAATTTATACTTCATAGAAGGATGGATATGCGGTAAAAGTATTTCTCTCAAAGTAGATACAGATGAACTTTTTATATAGATAGAGTAATTACCACTAGCCTTTAATAATTGAATTGTACAATCTAGATTAAATTTACTTTTAAGTATTTTAACTAGTAGTTGTACTTCTATTAAAGAAAAACAATTTACTGCTATTCTAACGCCAGGTTTAGCTCAACCCCCATCATCACAAATTCAAATTGCTAAGCATAAGGGAGTCATATAGTTTTCTATCATAGGCTTTATAACTTTTTTCCCCTTATGATAAAATATTTCATGGATTCAATTAAAACTTCTAAATGTAAAAGTATTAAATTCATATCCATAATGTATAACTTCTGTACCTGTGTGCTTTAGTCTTCTAGTATACCTTCTAGGTTCTAAATTAGAACAATAACCTCTCATTAAAAAAAAATCGTGTAATCAAAACAAGTAATCTTTATGAACACTACTTTGTCTGTAGCATATTCTTGTTCCTTCAACAGATCTTCGATTACCGTATGAATCTCCTAACAATGAACCCACTATTACAGAAACAACATCTTGGTTGTGTGGACCTATTCTAGATCCAGCTTTCATTTTACTATGAAATGTACGACATTGAGAGTTATTTACGATTACGCTATTTATAAATATATTATGTTTTCTTTGACCCCATACGCTACCGAGGGTATTTACTATTTGATCTAATATATACGATATAGGGCCACCATGACCCTCTGCTAAAACAGATAATGATGGATCTGTAACTTCATCCATTAAATAAAGTAGTTTAAAAGAAGGAAAAGCTATTAACACCAAGATTAATGCAGGAGTTATTGTTCAAATTAATTCTATCAATGTCCCCTCTATTAATATATTATACGTCGTACCTTTAGATAATTTATATCTTTCCTAATACACACCATTAGCCCTTAATATCTTTTGAACTCGTAAATTTAAATCTGCTTTTAAATACTTCTCCCGAATCCAAATATTTACGCACAGTACTATGGCTAATTCCTAAAAAATCCCCAACTTTACGGGCTGAAACAAAACTACCTATTAATTTGAATCCACCGCCTTCGGCGACCGATGAACACATGAACATCAATCGAAAATCCACGTTTCGAGGCCATTAACATTTTAGATATTTCAGAGTATTTTCTACCTAAAGCTTTTTGTCTCATTAGTTCCTTAGTTTCCTCGCTATGTGATTTACCATATAAAGGATTAAGCTCGCCCGTTTTTTGTATACTCATAAGTCTCCTGGTTTCTCCGGAACGTATGATTCCACGAGGAAGGCCTCCTACCTTTTTTAGAATATTATAAACAGGTTTTAACTTATCAAAGTAATATTGTTCTCTGACTGATAAATCAGATTTTTCGCAATACTCTAAAATTGTATAAGTAAAATCTGATAAACCGTATTTTTTTATCGCTCTTCCTACTATGGAATTTACTTTTTCATTAACCGTTTTATATATCCAGGGCTAATATAGTCTTGATATCTCTTAGAAATATCGCCGGCCTGCCCTATATAGAAATCGCGAGTATTTTTATTAGCTATAAGGTAAATACCTGATTTACCTTTATTTTCCTCTATAATGATTCGTTTCATAGAAAGCATATTATCGTAAACTATCATATATTTATCATTATTTAAAAGGTTTTCAGCTATAGTACCTTTAGTAGGTAAATTAGGTAGTCCCCTCCATTTAAAGAGGGAGTTGCAGGTTTGGAATAATATCTTAAGGATGGGGTGATCTTATTTTTAAAACGGATAACCTGCGTTCCGTAAAATAGAGTGATGAACTTAGAACGATGATGAATATCTAAAGAACGTTGTATTGTAAAACCTAAGGAGTTATAGCGAGGGTCGCCTATACGTGCCATTTAAGCTATATAATACAAGATATGTAATATATTAAATAGAAGTGGACTATATCATCAACCAATATTTATCATGTTTTCTAACCCCCCAGCATTGCTGCAGATGGGGGGGAAGTGAGGTTGTATGTTGTTACCATAATATAAATTGGCTGTTTCACGTGTAGTCTCTGAGGATCCCTTATAATAATCGCCTCTTTTTAATTAATAAAAGGGTAAAATATTGCTTAGGTTTCCTGCTGATTATTCATTGTTGCATCCTTTGGAATTTTCATTTATAATATATATTATTATATATATGATAATATCTAAGGTTTTAGAAACTTCCAGCATATAGTGAAATTTTTCGAAGTATTTATAAGTTTATTAGTTAACATGTAAATACCAGATTTACTTATATTTTCTTTTATAATTATATTTTTCATAGAATAAGCATCTTCATAAACTTTAGCCGGAATACTATCCGTATTAGGTAGAGTACAATAGTACGTATATGGGTAGATATTTTATAATTTAAGGGCCGGTATAAATTAAAACTTATAACACTTTCGAATAGGCACACTTTTACCATGATTAAGATATTTGTTACTAATAGGATATTTAGCACTATTAAAATATTTAATGATAGCTCCCTGTATTCAAGCCACACTAAATAATATGGCTACTAGATAATACATAATATCATCATGTAACTCCACTAGAGCTTCCATTTGTGGACTAGCACTATCTTGGAAGTAAAGTCCTCAAGCTCTAGGTGCATCACACATAATAAAGTCAGCATATAAAGAATTACCACTATATATTAATAATGCCATACCTATTAGAACTATTAGATAGTGTACATTAGCCCCTATTACAGCAGTACTCTGTAAAGGCAAGCTAGTAAATGCGTGTGGTTTAGGTGGGTTATGTAAAGCTCATTCTAAACCAGGACTACATCTATCCGTTAGTATTCTGAAATAATCACTAAATAGTTGAGGGACAGCTCATATATAACCATATATAGCTTTACCTTTTACAAGTTGTAAGTACACTATTTGTAAGAATAGTGCAGTAGCAGCTACAGATATTACTGAACCGATACTACTAATAAAGTTTCAACCTGTAAAAGCATCAGGGTAATCACTTACCCGACGTGGCCAATTATGTTACGTTAAAGGATTTACCCTTTAACTCCCATATTCTCATATGGGTTCAGACTATGTCATCGTCTTACTTTATGTCATTATAAAGTTTATTTGACGGAGAATACTCGTGGAAGGTTGTTATCATAAAGACTTTCCTTCTAGTCGTTGAACGTTCTTATTATTAATTATATAAATTAATATACTTTAAAAATAAGCTTCGCTTCAAGTTGACTTTACAGTTTTTCTTGAAATTCATCCTCTTATGCACCTTATCTTTATTATTTTATAAGGGGGAACTACCTTTAATTCCTTGTAGCTTTATTGTACAATCTATCAATATAATGTAAATAAAATATTTGCATTATAAATTTTACAATAGCATCGTTATTAGATACTATATTAACCAAATAATTATACCTTATCAGAGTTGTAAGGATCTTTCGAAAATAAATATTTACCATTATGTATTTCCTTATTATTTATCCTTTTTTTTAAGGTATTGTTACACAATTTAAATAAACGAGTACACATAACAGTAGGATACACCCCTAATAATTTATAATTTTGTGTAACATCATACACAAAAATCATTTTTCTTAGTTTATCTAAAGTCTGTTCAGACTTAGGCTTACCAAACATTGGATTATTTTCACCAGACTTATCTCTAGTTTGTTGAGCTATAAAGGCATCAGATTTAATCTTATTATACATAGGATTCCTTTCACCTTTTTTTAATTCACTCATTTTTAATAAATTTTCCTCCGTATGTTTGTAACCCATACTGGATCCAGGTGTGTTAAGCATATTTAAAATAGCCAAACCATAAGTTTTTAAAGCCCAATTTAAGTAAAATTGTTCTCTATCTAATATATGATCTTTAGTGACAGTAGACGTTTTTCCACAAATCTCTAAAATAATGACAGAAAAGTTATCATGTCCATATTTTAATATACTTTGATAGATTAAACTATGTTTTTTTAGAATAGAAGGCTGATAATAAGTACTTAAACGTTTAGATCCGTTTACAGCACTTCCTATATATACTCTACCTGTGATCTTATTAAATCACATGTAGATTATAGCTATATCTTTTAAGTCTTTATATATATCATACTTAGAGACGCTGGCATCAGGATACACTTTTACTGGGGTATGAGGGTAAACAGGGGATTTAACTAAACTCTTAGAGTTTTCATCAGATTTATTTGGTTTATTACTTTTTGGATCTTTCTTAGGAGACCCTGAAGGATCTCCTTGTGTACTGTGACTAACATCTGATGTGTCAGATATATTTTTGCTATCTTGTGCTACAAAAGATTTATTAGATGAGGCTGAATAGCTCAAAAGTACAAAGACCGAAAGCATGTAAAACAGATGTAATAAAACAGATTGTAGCAATTTTGTACATTTTGCTATTCGCAAATTTGTTATATCTTGCTAATAATAACTTTATTTTAATTTTGAATAAACGTATTTATTTTTGTATATTTTATCTGTATCTAAGTACTTGTTAATAGTTTCAGCTGCTACATGTAAATCTTTTACAGCAAACTTTATACTATCATAAAGTATAATAAATTCTTTGTTACTATCATAAACATATACCCTCTTTCTCATTTTGTCTAATGTTTCTTCACTCTTAGGTTTACCAAACATACGATTATTAGAACCCTTTCTATCTTTATGCATATGTTCAATAAACTCCTTAGATTTTTCCTTGTTAAACATAGGATTTAATGTACCCACTTTAGATTTACTCATTTTTTCTAAAGTGACAGTAGAGTGAACTTTAGATCAAAATGGGTTTAATTCACCTGAAAACAATGCACTAAGTTTTTTCTTAGTTTCATCAGACAAACGTTTACCTATACGGAACTCGGATATAAGTCTTTTAGATTCTTCTGAATGTTTGAAACCCATACTTGACCCTGCTATAGGGTTTAAGTTATATACAGGTTTATACAAATTAATATGTTGTTGTTCTTTACTAATAATATCTTGTTTTATTGATGTACTAGTATTACTTAAAATATCTAAAATAACAACAGAAAAACTACCATGTCCATATTTCAATATAGAATTAGAAATATATCGCCCATCACACAAACGAGAAGGGAAATAATAGGTAGCAAGTCTTTTACTTAAATCCATTCCGCTACCGATATATTTTTTACCATTTATATTATTATGTATAAGGTAAATACCACTTTTATTTCTATATTCTTTAAAAGAGTATTTTTATCTTTTAAAAAATTATATATAGGGGAGGCAGTAGAATAATTTAAATTAGACAAATTTAACAGATATTTTGTACTAAGTTTATGTTTATGCTCAATAGTTATTAAATTATTATTATTTACTGATTTCTGAATAAAGTCGTCTTCATTAGGATCTTGTTCAGGTCCAGAATTAGGATCTTGTTCAGGTCCAGAATTAGGATCTTGTTCAGGTTCAGGATAACTGTTTACTTCTGAACTATCAAGTTGTTTAGAATTTCCTTTAGAATCTTCATCACCGTTTCTCATTAGATACATATAATTGCTATATAAATTATAATAAAGTAAATAGCTAAATCCATATACAAATAGCAATATGTAATTACGCATATTACTATGCTTATTGGACTATTTCTTCAACTTTTAAGTTGCAACACATATAGTCTCTGAGGATACTACATCTCATGTGATCAATATCTGAAAGAGACGTATAAAGCAAATATATAATCATAATCACTAATTGGTTTCCTGCTAATTGTCTATTTATAGTGCCAACTACCTAATAGAGTTTCTAGCATACAGTGTTGTGCAAATTATTATATTTCTATAATAAAGGGCCTACTTGACCTAAGAAATGTTGCATCATACTTTTTTGTTAGTGCGTACGTATTGTAAAATTTATAATTTATCTATATAGCTGTATATTTTTCCATTATAAGAATTTCTATTTTCAATTAAGGTTTTTAATGTATAAAAATTAACTTTTGCGTATTTCATAGCTTTTGACACACCATTTATTTTATCTGTTAATTCTAATGTATCACTATCAAATACGTAAATTGTTTTTCTATGAGAAATTGCTTTTACTATTAGTAAAAAGTCCTGGAATTCACCTAGGGCTATAGCAGCTCTAGCTACTCTTCCATCAATATTAAAATATTTGGCCATCTCTCTTCCAGATTTAAATTCTGTAACTATCTCATTATCTAGATTATAAACTGTAATGTGCTTTCTTAATTGGCTATCTCCTACAGGTTTTTCTATATAATTTGTTAAATCATCTGCATCTATTGGCTCAAAAGATATGATAAATTTTGATTTGAATAAATAATTATTATTTATATGATCTAATAAATTACTATGACTAATTTGTAATCCTTTTAAAGCTCTATTAATTGAAGAATATACAATTGGATTTTTATCTGGTGAATGAATATCATAAATAAATACTAAAAAACAATAATATTTATTACCCAAATCTTCTAGCTCAAATTTTATATTATCAACTGTTTTAAAAACTTGTAAGAATACAGATAATCTTTCGAAACCTTCAGAACCTACAGTAAATAAAGATAATAATTTATCTATTACAATAATAGCATGATCTAAATTATTTCCTCATTGAGGATTTACTCTAGGGATAACTTTATAATTACTATTAATTGTAGGTTTAAGCATAATTATTGTATACTGTTCATAAACTAATGATAATTGAGGAGATGTAAGATAAATAAATACTAAGCTTCATTCTGATGCTGGAGTTAATGATATTTCTAATTCTCCAGATGAATGAGGATTTCTTAAACCTTTCGTTAATTTTAAGTATTCTTCCATCCTTCTAGCTAAGTTATTTGAACTACCTATATAAAATCTATCTATATTATTTTTATTAGTTAGTTTATAAACTCCTGAAACACCTATATATTTAAATTTAATTTCTTTACAGGCTTGTTCAAGAGAATCAAATTTTATAGATTCATTATTGTCTATACCATCTAGATTAACTGAGTTACTAGAAGAAGTAGAATATTTTCTTTTGGATGGACCCATTATTTTATTCCTAGGACTCAAGCTATATATATTAGGTAAAATTGTTGTACGTGAACCTAAATTAGATAAAAAATCAATACTTATTAGTCACTTTTATAAAATAATGTAGATCATATCATTATCCTTAATATAAATACTTAATTTAAGGACACTCGGCGTGTGATCGTTGAGGGGTAATTTTAAGTATTAATAAAAACTTCCCTGCTGATTGTCCAATCTTTATGATTTTTACCTTATAATAATAAAGTGCATAAAGCTCTAAGGATATTCCAGCATATAGCCAAGATTAAGGAGTTATAATCTCCTATTGTACTATATAATTACTTACATAGATCCCCAACATTATAAGAGGAAAGAATGTAAAATTAACCCCTGCAAATAACACTCAGAAATGAGCTTTAGAATATAATAAATTATAATCTAATCCAAGAATTTTTGGAATTCAGAAATATCATCCACTAAATAAGGCAAATACAGCACCCATACTTAAAACATAGTGGAAATGCAATATCTATATATATGTGATTAGACTAACGTTTTATTCGGTAATTTGTTTTTTAATTTTATTACATTACAGCTTTAACAACATAACTTTAACAACATAACTTTAGACTATATAAAAATACAAAAAGAATCCATAGATTTTCATCTTTTACTATAATAAAAAATGGTATTAAGATAATTAATAATGATTACGTTAATCATCATATTCTGCACTATTAGGATGCCCAATTTTAACATGTAACATTAATTCATGTATAGCGGATTTTTGTACAATGTCTGTACCCATTTTATATAATTTATGTTGTGGATAAAACGTATCTTTCTGTCCCACTTGCTTAACACCATTCGGCCCTACTTCTAATCCAATATAACCATCAAAGAATATACTTTTATTATCATACTTTTTAGAACCATTATCGTATATTCTAGAACTATGATGGTCCTGCAAGTATGCACCCACTGAAATAAAAGTACCTTTATTAATTATAACATAACAATCATCAATATCATGATTGTTATTGGCATACTGAATAGCCTGTGCATATGTTTTGGTCAATGAATACCTACCCTCCTCTGCTTTGGATTCCACTACACACAGAATTACATTCCATTTTTTTACTAGGAAATCCACCTCACCAGCCGTTTCTTTGCTTTGTGGTACTACAATATAACCCTCATGTAATGGAAAATAAAAATTTAGCATGGCATTCATAGGGCCATACGTATAGGCTTCCAAATTTTTATGGGAATCCATAACTTCTAACTCTTTTTTAAAAGCAGGGTAATCAAAGGGTGTCATGCTATTAGTAATTTTTGCATTGGGTATTAAAAATAAATCTAATTGTTTATGTAAAGCCCTAGTGCAAAAAGTCTTTAAATATGAAAGGTTTGTAACTTTTGAGTTACCCATATTTACATATGTTACAGTATCTAGTTTTTGATCTGATAATTGTTTCCAGATATCTCTATCTACGTCTATAGTACTAGTATTAGGTATATATAGACGAGCATCATCTATATATTTATAATTTGGAGGAATCACCTGATTTTCTTCCTCAAGATGACTATCCGGTACAAAACTATCATCTGTTTTACCATTAATGTAATTAGAACTTCCATAAGTAAATGGTATCATGGATAAAGCTACACTAGGCCTAAACGCTCTTATTTTAATAAATTTTGCTATTAGTTGTCATAAGTTTAAAGGGACTATTTTTCTATATGATGTATTAAAACAATTAATTATATTTTTATCGAAATATAGCTGATTTAAGTATAGCACTAATACAAATTTTAAACTAAAAGCACCTACAACAAACACAGTAAATTTAGAAAAACTAGATAAATTAATACTATTTTGAAACGATAAGTAATTAATACCTGTTTTATAATATAGATTAATAATAAAATTACCGAATAAACAACTAGGTGCTCACAAACAGAATAGAATAGAGTAATATAAATGAAAATAATCCAATGTAGAAGCATAAGCTATACTATGCAAAATTGTATATTTTAACCCTATATTTACAATTGTTATTATTAAAAATAATAATAACAATATAGGATTGTTAATAATTAAAAAAAAAAGTCTACCCCCTTTTTTTTCATTTGAATTACCTAAATTACTTCTTATATATATAGACTGTGGACTGTATATTTACCAGTAATAAATATGCTATTTATAATCCTTATATAATAAATATTCACTAACAAAAGAAACTTTATATCATAAATAATTATTGTATTTAATTCAATCTATCATAAAGTTTGAATATATTTTATGCTCTACATTATGTCTAGGAGATGTTTTATATTTTCTATAAAGGGTTTAATTTTAGTAACTCTATAAAATTTCATATCACAATATAATCTAGTATGCATAAAATAATCATATATAAATAACATATTATTAACATTTTGAAATTTAAATGCGATAGATGAGAAGTCTTTAGGGCCATTTAACCCAGAAGATTTTGTATGTTTAAGAATTCGAACTCTTTTATTACCAGTAGACTCTATTCTAATATAAAAATTGCCATCTCCATCTATTATACCCGCAAATAAATTTCAAAATTTATAATCTTCAATATCTGGTAACTGACGTGCAGTCTCTGAGAATCCTTTACAGTTTTCTGCTGATTGTGTATTCATAAGTTTAAAACTTATTGTAGTATCATTATTTTTACTATTTAAAAGAATATTATTCCTATTATTTAAAAGAATCTTATTCCTACTAATATCTAGTTTATAAAGATAAATTGTATTAATAAACAGTAAACAATACACAAATAATATAGTTTCCAGCATATAGTCAGTTGCAAAATAATTCTTAATAGAAGATAAATTATTCTGGCCCATTTGAGCAACTACGTAGTAAGTATCGTGGAAGGCTATGTCCAGTGAAGCATTAGCAAGTACAACTCCACTCACATAATAACGTAATCGTTTTTGTTTAACATATAAATAATAATAATACCACTGCTTAATATTAATACTTTAAAATATTATGATAAGTTATTATTATTTAATTAGATGTAAACTAAATCTATATCCTTTATATGTGGTATTATTTTCAATATTAGCGTTTATAGTATCATGAGATACGTTTAAGTCTTTTTCAGCTTCTAATAGACCATCGTATTTTCTATAAAATTCACCATCTTTAAATACAAAGATAGCTTTTCTAATATGTTTTTTAGATTTCATTTCTTCTATTAATTTAGAATATTCAGGTGAAGATATACCCATTATAGGTTCATCTTTTTCACCAAAAGGATATTTAGATATATATCAACAAGAACGGAATAAAGTTTCATTTTGCATTGATCTTTTTAAAGATATACTTATTGAAGAACTACCCAAGGATATAGCTAAAGAAGATAAAGAAGGTACTATGACTAATAATCTTTTTAATTCATCATAAACATATATAATACCTGAAGATCTACTAATTGAAATTTGTAATTTTGTTTCTGATAAATGAGGAACACTTAAATTTCTAGCCGCTTCTTTTATAGCATTATATTCAGGTTTTATTTGTTTTATTCAGTACGTTTCTCGATCTTCTAAATTATGTATTTCTAGGTCTACTTCTTCTATAATAACAAAAGCAAAATTAACTAATCCGTATTTTAAGATAGCACTAGAAATAGGTCTACCTTTTTGTGCTTCAAGTAATGCTAAGTTAAAATAATTATAAAGTCTAACTTTTATAGATCTTGTACTACCGACATAGCATTTACCATTTAATTTATTTATAATTATATAAATATATCCTTTTTTATCACCCTTAAATTCTTTATATAATTCTTTTCTATCAGTATAAAAATTATTATAAACTTTTAACGCTTTATTTGGTTTTAATTTATCTAATGTATTTATAATGTTTTTATTAACTATATTTAATAAAATCAATGAACCTAAAAAATAAAGTGAACCACTTACTTTACACTTATCATTTTATTTGATAATAAAAGAACCCAAAGATATAAATGTAAAACGAATAAACTCATTAATTTTTTAATCTTTCATAACAAAATATATAATCTTTATATGTTCCGTTTACTTCAGCACATTTTTTTATTGTAAGATGATTTATATTAAACACTTTTTTAGCATGTGTTACTCCTTCATATTTACCTATAAATTTCTTATTTAAATCATAAACAAATATTGCTTTTTTAATATGACTATCATTATTGATGTCTAATACTAACTCTTCAGACTCTTTAGAATCTCAGTTTAGTATTTTAGGAGAGTCATCAATATTATAAGGAATATTACTAAAGTATCATCCTCCTCTAAATAATGTCTGTTCTTTTATATAAGCAACTATTGTAGAATGATTTGATTTAATTAATTTAGCTAAAGTTAAAACTGAAGGAAAAATAACTAATAACTCTTTATATGAATTATAAATATAAACAGGATAACTTGAATTAGCCTCAATCATTCTTAATTTACTTTCAATAGAATGACTTTTATTATAAAAGGGATTATTTTCACCTGTTAAAGCTCTTGTTATTAATCCTTTAGTTTTATCTGAATGTACTATATTACTAGCTAATTCAGAAAGTAAACTTTTAGTTTCTTCAGTGTGCTTATAACCTAATGAAGAATAACCTTGTTTTAATACATTGTAATAAGGCATTAAATGTGTAATATAAAAAGTTTCTCTTATAGTTAAATTATGAGGTTCAGCATACTCTAATATTCAAAGAGTAAATTTTGATTGATCATACTTAAGTAAGGCTTTAACAATAGGCATATTAGTGTTTTGTTTACTTTTCAAAAAAGTATTGTTAAGATAATTTCTCATTCTAGAAGACAAATGAATAGAACTTCCTACATATGTATGACCATTTGTTTTGTTAATTAGATAATAAACACCTGATTTATCTTTTTGTTCTTTTAATATATTTATTCTATCTTCTTTTAAACTGTTATAAACTTTTATAGGTTTTAAATCCTTTGGATTAAAATTATTATTAGGTTCATTACTAAAATTAGAATAACTACGGCTTATATATGAATTATAATTTAAAGTATACTTGTGTATTTCTTTAAATACAAAATACAAAAAGATTAAGAGTTTTATTACATGGACTATCTTATCCCATAATAATTTATGAGTTCTACGTATAGTCTCTGAGGTTACCATAAAATTATTTATTATATTAAATAAAATTTGTTGGTAACCTGCTGATGATTCAAAATTAAAAATTGTCACTATAAATATAAAAAATAGTATTTTAATTGTTAGAACTTTCCAGCATATAGTAGAATATAAAGGGATGGCTAAGTGGTTTGATAACCCTCCAATAGTAAACATAAATACAAAACCTAATGCAAATAATAAGGATGGTATTAAGTTTAAAGAACCACCATAACAAGTAGCTAACCATGAGAATATCTTAATACCAGTAGGTACTGCAATAATCAGAGTTGCGGCAGTGAAATAGGCTCTTGTATCTACATCAAGCCCAACAGTGTACATGTGATGCAAAAATGTTAGCAGGTATTCCTCATATCTACCCGCATAGCTATATAACTATGCGCTCTTTTCACAAGGAGAATCGGACCATATCTTCATCTTTTAATTAATAACACTAAGGGTGCGCAGATCCTGTTTTTTTTGTCATACCATTCTCCATATTAATCTGTTTCTGCCATGCTCTTACTTGGGCTAATCCTTCTTCAGTAAGATGTAACTTATTAGAAACGAGCTTATGAATAGTTAATCACTTATCGAAAGATTGGGCCTTCTTAGTAAGTAATGGAAATAGTTTAAAGTAAGATATTACATCATTCATTGTTTTAAACCCTGTAGCTGTGTAACGGTAAACACCGTCCGTTTTGGATCTAAGAGTTACTTTACCAAACCCAAAAAGGTTTCGTATGATCAGAAGGATAGTACTATCCTTCTGATCAAGTATATAACGCATTTTTATAACATGACCTAATGCATATCTTGCATTGGATGTTATGGATACATTAAAACATCCTTCAGCGTCGGTGAAACCAGATAATCAAGCATCTTGTAATGTAACTGAAACAGCAGTATTAATAAATAGAATTGTATTTGACCCAAAACGATTGTTTAGAGCTTGAACTCACAAAGATAATTGTTGTATTCTGTGTGTAAGAGCCAGATTACCGTTAAATAAAAAGGCTAGAAGAAGAATATGTGAGGGATTATCTACAATTAATCTGTAGAAGTCATTTTTGTTCCCACTTTTCCCTTGTGGAAAATGCTTAACAGTACCTATACCTAACTTTTT